ACTCAAGTGGTCACGGAGTTGTGCGATGGCATGGCCGTAATAGATGACTGTGGCAACGTCCCAAAAGATAGATGTGCAGTGCAGCTTGCGTCATGTTCTTCGCATGAATCGTATGGCAACCACAATAACAACCTCACCAACGTCCTTCGGGCCGTGAAGGAGAGGGTGTTTTGTGTGAAGTCAGGCGATAGTTTGGTCCCGCCACCCCAGCCGATCCCTGGGGCGTGGGACCAACTGGTTTGGTTTGCTGATGCGGTGTCTAAAGAGGTTGGCCCCCGGACAAGGTTGACGCGCAACGAGTTTGTTGCGCAATGTCCCCCGTCCAAGAGGAAACTTTATAAGCAGTGTGTTGACAAGTTAAACCAGTCTGGGTTGCGTAGGGGCCACGCAACCATCAGGGCGTTTGTGAAGAACGAGAAGGTGAAGTTTGAGCGCGACGGTCCCAAGAGTGACCCGGCGCCGAGTCTAATACAGCCACGCCATCCAATGTTTAACGTTGAGTTAGGCCGGTTTACCAGGGCAGCTGAGAATGATATCTTTGCTGCCATGGCGAAGGTTTGCAAGACGGTAGACGGTGGCAAGGTTGTAGCCAAAGGGCTGTGTCCACTTGGGGTTGGAAAGCTTGTGGAGAGTAAATGGAGGTGTTTCAAGGACCCAGTAGTTATAAGCTTGGATGCGAGTAGGTTTGATCAGCACGTCAGTGTTGATGCCCTCAAGTTCGAGCATCGTATCTACAAGGCAATCTTTGGAAATGATCCCGATCTATTGTGGCTCTTGGAGCAACAGCTGACAACGAGAGGAACGTACCGGGGGGAAAAGACCCTTAGGTATGAGAAAGAAGGTGGCAGATGCAGTGGTGACATGAACACTGGTCTTGGAAATTGCATCCTCATGGTTGCCATGGCGGCGCACTTCCTTGAAAGTAGGAAGATCAAATACACGTTACTAGACAACGGTGATGATCTTCTTATCTTCATGGAGAGACGTCGGATGGTCAACTTGCAGGGTTTGGGTGCTTACTTCCTCGACCTTGGGTTCACGATCAAGATGGAATCTACCCATAAGGAGAAAAGGTACGGTGAGGAGTTGGTTGGTTACACGGACATGATTGAACGTGTTGAATTCTGCCAGTCCTCACCCGTCTTGACTTGTGATGGGTACGTCATGGTTCGTGAACCTAGTGCGTCATTTGCAAAAGACACCTTATCGTTGTGTAAGCCAGGTGACTTCAAGAAGTGGATCGGGGCTGTTGGCACGGGTGGTACCAAAGCCTTTGGGGACATACCTGTTTGCAGTGCCTTGTATGAGGCATTTGTTAAGCAGGGTGACCACAGCGGCGACATTGCCAATAACAACCTCTACAGCGATTCGGGGTTTTCACGTATGTGTAGAATTTCACTATCTCGAGGTTCCGAGATACTAAACAAAACCCGGGTGAGTTATTACCTGGCATTCGGGTTACCTCCGTCCTACCAGAGAGACATTGAAAAACGATTGTTGAGTGTAGATATCGGGACTCCGGTACCCAAGCCCAGTTGGTTCAAACCACAGGGCATGGGTATATTGCTTCGATTCTAGCCCATCCTAAGATTGCACTGAGGGTAATACCCAGTGTGGTTTGGCCACCACACGAATGATGTACAATTGTTGGAGGGCCTGTCTGCCAAACGTTCCGCGGGAACAATGTTCCATTCATTCACCGCCTAGCGGAACCGGATACGGTTGGCTGTAAACCAGGCCTCAGGGTAAATTAAGAAGTAATAAACACACAACAAAAGAAACGATGCCTAATGGAGGAGGAGCTAAAAAGAAACAGAACAAAGCCGCAGCGAAGTTGCCAGAAGATCCTGGGCTTGCCGCAAAACTCGACCGACTGCTTAGTAGGATCCCTAAGGGGACTTTTGCGTCGGTTGGTGGACTACTTGGTCCAAAAGGTGCAGCGGCTGGCCACGCACTATCGACGATAACAGGGTACGGAGACTACACAGTCACCAAAAATACCCTGATGAACCAGACCGTCGTTGGTGAGATGGCTGACCAAGTGCCTGTGTTCAGGAACCAAGGTGCAGACACGCGCGTGAGGCATTGCGAGTTCGTCATGGATTTGAAGGTCCCCTCCGGGGGATTTGGCTTTGACGTGACGGCTCTACCAATTGACCCAACAGATCAGACGACATTTCCTTGGTTAGCTACGGTTGCCAGGAAGTATCAGAAGTACAAGGTCAAGGGAATGGTTATCGGCTACCGCAGCACTTCCACTGATTACAACAACAGTGGTGTTGTGGCGATAGCGGTCAACTATGACCCTGCTGAACGTGCGTATAACTCCATGGAGACCATCTTGAACACCAAGTTTGCAGTGAGTACCAAACCCAGCAACTCAATGCTGGCTCCTGTAGAATGCGACCCAGCCCGGAGCCCGTCTGACGGGTACTACATGAAGCATACCACATCTGCTGATGTCACGGACGCTACTATTCGCCAAACCCGAATGGGTACAATCAATGTTGCCACTCAGGGGCTCTCTCTCGCTCCTGGCACAACGATTGGGCAGTTGTATGTGTCATATGACATTGAAATGTTGTATCCATACATGTCAGACGATCAGTTCATGGGCACCACTTCGGGGGTGTCGGGCGCAGTCAACTACACGAGCCAGACGTCGGTTGACGGTTATCTTCAAACGCTTGGCTATGGTGATCTGGTTGGTTTCGGTAACACGGACGCAAGCAAGATTCGTTTTGAACTACTCGGGGCACCAACAACAGCGGGCGCCCCGTGGTACCGGCTGGTGTTTCCACCTGGTAAGTACCGTGTGTCCGGCATGGATACAGGGTACCAGAGTGGGAGCAACAGCGTTAGCGGTGGCACGGTTTGGAACAATCCTAGTGCGGGCTCATCGGTTACCGTACTGCCAACAGGGACCAACACCCTCATAGGTGATGTTCTCGGATACATCGATTACGAGTTTGAGGTCGAACACGGCTCGGAGGCGGCGCGATCCGTCGTCCCTGCCCAGGTTGTCGGCCGGACTCGCGTTGGTCCGAACACCCATGTCGGAATCAGTCTCTGCATCCAGAGAATCGGTTAGTTCACAAAAACAGTAAAAAAAAAAAA